AATATGGGCAGACAGTGAACTTGAAGAAGCCGTGCCTTTCCGGGGTTCGGGTTTCGGCAACACTTCCAGCGGTGGCGCTGGTGCGCTGAACTTGCGCTACGCCCGTTCTCTCGTCCGCAACGCCGTGTCGCTCCGTTCCGCTTTATTCTTGGAAAGCTGGGAACTGGTAACTGATTTACTGAAAGCGGGTGCGGAAGCACACGCAGGAGCGCAGGAAGAATGAGCGCAGATAATTTCCCATACGTCGAGGGACAGCCAGCGGAAATCTATTTTGACGGAAAATGGCACCGGGGCAAGATAATTGCCGGGTACAGATTTAGGGACGGAATAGTGACCGTACAGACGGAAGATGGGCAGAAAATCTGGTGCGGTGAGAGCCGCAAAGAGTTATACAGAGCATTGTAAAAATGGCAAGCAAAAAGCCTTTGAAGCTGTGCCGGAAACACAAAATCAAAGGCTTTTCAAAAGTCAATATGTTAATAATTCAATACACGTTTATTATACCATATTGGCGGTTACAAGTCAAACATTTTAGGGCTGAAAAGTCCTTGAAAATAGCGGGTTTTATCCCTGCTAAACGGGCTTGTATGGGGTATTAACATTCCTACGAAATATATAAATTTATATATACGCTGTATGGATAATAAACAGGATTGATGGAGGATAGAACCACCCCACTTCTGGTGTACCCTTATACGCTGAAAAAGGTATCAGACAGAAAAGGAAGTGCAGTGGTGTTTATCAGAGAGAAGAAGACAGACTGTGCCAATTATAGAGAAGTGGACATAATACCACGAACAGAAGCAGCAGAGCAGGCAGCCAGAGGGAAGAGGGGTAAGAAAAGAAAAGTCAATGCCCCAAAGCAAAAAGACCTTAACGACAAGAACGCCAAACGCTATCTGGTACAGTTGGGCAATGGCAATTTCAGAATAGGGGACCTGCACACGTCCTGCACATACAGTGAAGAGAACCTGCCGGGCACAGTAGAAGAAGCAGAAAACATTGTGACAAACTACCTGCGGCGCATAGCATACCGCAGAAAGAAACTGGGGCTTGACCCTTTGAAATACATACTTGTCACGGAATACAAATACAGCAAGGACGGGCAGTGCCTAAAGCGTATACATCACCACATCATTATGAATGGTGGGCTTGACCGTGACGACGTGGAACTAATGTGGACAAAAGACCGTATCAACTGGAAGAAGACAAGTGACCCGGAATACAGAGCCAGTATAAAACAGCTGGGCTGGGTAAATGCAGACAGACTGCAAATGAATGAAAACGGAATAGAGGGACTTTGCAAGTATATTGTCAAGGACCCGCAGGGAAAGAAACGCTATTCCAGCAGCAGAAACCTTGACCGCCCGGAAACAACCAGAGAGGACGGCGGGGAGAAGCAGCAGCGTGACCAGAACCACTGGAAGTACAGCCGAAATCTGAACGCACCGGAAGAAAAGTGCAATGATTTTAAGTACAGCAAAAGAAAAGTGGAACAGCTGGCAAAGTCACCGGACGCAGGGCTGGAAGAGTTCAGAAAGATATATAGCAATTACAACATTGTGTCATGCGAAGCGGTCTTTTATGAACAGACCGGGTGGCATATTTACTTGAAAATGTGGAAAAAAGAGCCAAAAAAGGCAGGACAAGGAGGAAAACGAAGTGGAAACAGGAAGAAAAACAAGGCTGCGCCGGATATTAAGGCGTAAGAGGATAAAAAGAGCGATTAAGGCATACGGAAATTACATTGCAGCAGGCGTGCTGGTATTCATTGTGTGCGTGGCTGTGGTAGGCGCAGCAGTAAAGCCGACAGCAAGCACACTGCCGAAGAACACACCGGAACCAGTACAGACCACACAGCCGACAGGAAGCACCACAGAAGAAGCGGAAGCGTACCCGTTCAACCTTATGTCATTTGACTGGGACGGGGAAGCACTGGACGGCTGGACACGCTATGAAGTGCCGGAGGACTACGCAGACAACGGCGGGTATTTACCGGAATGTATGCAGCAGTACACATACATAATCTGCAAGCAGTATGGCATTGAATATACACTGGTGCTGGCAATTATTGAGATAGAAAGCGGGTACAGATGGGACGCAAGCTGCAAAGAGGGGTCAACAGGATATATGCAGGTATTACCGAAGTGGCACAAAGAGCGTATGCACAGACTGAATGTTGATAATGTGGAAAACCCATATTTCAACGTGCTTGTCGGTGTAGATTATCTGGCAGAACTGCAAGAGAGGTTCGACACAGAAGCAGAAGTGCTGACAGCCTACAACTACGGTGTTGCTGGTGCTTATGAACACGTATGGAACAAGGGATTGACAGAAACAGAGTATTCAAGAGAGGTGCAGCAGGCGAAAGAAAGAATTGAAAGAAGAATGAGGGGTGAATGGTGATGGAAAATGAAATAAGACTGGGTGACATTATGGACAAGCTGACGCCCAGTGACAGAGTGGTGATATATAACGCAGCCAGACAGGTTGTATACCGTGGATATGCTGCAAACGCAGTGCATGGAGCATTGAACCCGCAGCGACGCATTAAGAAAATGGGGCTGGGTATGGAAACATACAGAGCCACGGAACAAATGTGGGACTGGGCGAAAACAGACAGCCTGCCGGAGCAGGTGCCAGTTGAGCAATTCACACAATACCAGGTGGAAGACCTGCAACACATTCTGTATATCAGAATTGAACTAAAGAGCGAGTTTGAGAGGTAAAGAGCATGAAAGAAGCAGAAGAAATGCCAGTGGTCATATTATCACTACACCAGAAATGGTGGCAGAAGATGGCAGCAGGTGAAAAGGTTCTGGAACTGCGGAAGACAAAGCCACAATGCAAAACACCGTTCCGGGTGCTGGTGTACGTCACAGGCGGCGTGGGAATAGTTGGTGAATTTATCTGCCCGGAAGTTCTGGAAATCAAGAACTTTGAAGAAGCAGAGAGAAAAAGCAAGGTTCCTGCACATGATATTCACAATTATGCAGCAGGGAGCAGGCGCAAAGTGTACGGCTGGGAAGTAGCAGCGGTGGCAGAATACTATACACCACATCCACTGAAACTGTACGGAATGGAAAGAGCGCCGCAATCATGGTGCTATTACAAAGGGGAACCAGTGCCAGACATTATGCCGATTAACACATTTGCTAATATGTGCGGTTGTTTTTACAATGCGTGTCTGGACCCGGAAAACCAGCGCAGCGCCAATAATGGTTATAATTGCCGACACCCAGAGCAGGAAGAAAGAGTGGACGGCGTAGGCGAATGTTTTCAATGGTCATGCCCGCTGGCGTGTCCTGCTGATGAAGAGGACTGCGAAGCATACGGAATTGACTATGAAGAAAACGAATTTGTTTTAACAAATATGAGGTGACAACATGGACCAGATACAACATGACAAAATCAAAGCAAAGCTGGCAAAGATAAAAGCCCTTGCAGAACGTGGCGTAGGTGGAGAGAAAGAAACCGCAATGCGTATGTACGAGGAATTAAAAGCCAGATACGAAATTGAAGACGAAGAAATAACGCTGGACGAAGTGACACTGCACTGGTTCAGCTACAAGAACGATTTAGAAGAAGACCTGCTGACGCAGATTTTCTTCATGGTGACAGGAAGCGCCAGCTATCACAGATACACCGGAAGTTATAGCCGCAGAAAAAAGCGTGGCTGCGACTGTACAGAGGTTGAAGCAGCAGAAATCACACTGTATTTCAATTTCTACAAAGAGGAACTAAAACGGGAAATGGAAGCGTTCATGGCAGGCTTTAAGTTCAAAAACAACCTATTCCCGGACGAAAACGCCCGTTGCTATCAAGAGCATAAGGGAGAAGAACGGGAAAGAACAGACGAAGAAAACAGAATGTTGAAAAAAGCTGCTTTCTTTGCAGGCTTCATGGACGGCAACCAGCCGCCACGGGCACTGATAGGAGAACCGGAGGAAGAAGACTGATGGAAGATAGACAGAAAATCATTGAAAAGCTGGTGAAAATAAAAGCCCTTGCAGAACGTGGTGTAGGTGGAGAACAGCAGACAGCGCAGCAGATGTATGAAGCATTAAAAAAGCGCTATGGCATTACAGACGAAGAAGTGAACCGGGCAGCAGTTCCGGTGGACATAAGCGGAATTGACTTGAAAAAATTCTGGGGTATCAGCTTCAGAATGGCGCTGATTGTATACAGCCTAAATGAAGAACAAAAAACGTGTGAAATGTGCAGACAAGTTCTTTTGCAAGAACCGGAATGCGAAACGTGCAGCACATATAAAAATACAAAAGGCTTGCAGCAGCAGTTTGAAGACCTGCAAAGGCAGCTTGAAAAAGCAGCAATGGAGGTGTAGCACATGGCAACAAGGAAACCCAGAAAGCCGAAAGCACAAAAGAGCGAATACCCCACATTGCCGGGGCAGCTGGGATATTTGAACAGCTACTATTGTCCGGTATGCGGAAAGCATTTGTTTTCAGCGTATGACAAGGATTTGCGGAAAGACCGGGAAGACGGCTATTACTTCCATGTGTCCCGTGATTTCAATTATTGCAGTAAATGCGGAACGCTTCTGGATTTGGACGAATGGAAGCGAGAAGAAGAACCAGCGGCAGCAGGTGAAGAACTGACGCTGGAAGATTAGGAGGTGACAGCGGGTGAATGATTTGCTGTATGTGTGCAGCCCATACCGGGGCGACACAAAGCGCAACAAGGAATATGCACGCAAGCTGACACGGGCAGCCATAAACAATGGCTTTGTCCCGGTCACGGTGCATTTATACTTGACGGAAGTTACAGACGACCAGAACCCGGAAGAAAGAAGCCGGGGCATGGCAGCGGGAATGAAGATACTTGAAAACTGCAAATACATTCTGATTGGCGACAAATACGGCATATCAGACGGAATGAAAGCAGAAATGACACTGGCGGCACTGAAAGGAAAAGTCATGCTGTATGAGCAGGACGGCAAAATATATCTGGTGGACAGCCGGGAAGAAACCACAGGAGGACAAGACAATGAATGAAGAACAGAGAATGGTAGAGGTTGAGAAGTTCAAGAATTACTTTTCATACATAAGCAGACCGGGAGCAGATAAGCTGCTTGCATGGCTGGAAGAAGCAGGATTTTTCACAGCCCCGGCAAGCACAAAGTATCACGGAGCCTACGCAGGGGGGCTGGTAGAGCATACAAACTATGTATACCGCAGATTGGTTCAGCTGGCAGACGCAGAGGACAAAAGACAGGGCAGAACGTACCCGGAATACACAGTGGACACAATCGCAGTTGCAGCGCTTCTGCATGATGTTTGCAAGGTGGACGCCTACAAGGTGGAAAAGAAGAACCAGAAACAGAAAGACGGCAGCTGGAAAGAAGTTGAGGTATACGGATATACAAACAGCCTGCCACTGGGACACGGTGAAAAGTCAATTATCCAGATTATGCGATATATGCAGCTTACGGAAGAAGAAATGCTGGCTATCAGATGGCACATGGGCGCTTTTGATAGCGCAGTAAAGGGCGGCAGCTATGACATGAACAATGCTTTTGCAGGCAGCAGGCTTGCAGCTATGCTTCACATTGCAGACATGATGGCAACACACCTTGACGAAAGGACAAACGCCCATGAGTAGAGCATATTACAGAAAGCGCAGTGAAGCCACAGAGCAGGAAAGAGTTATAAACTGGGCGAGGTTCTACGCAAAGGACTTCCCGGAATTGGACTTGCTACACCACATACCAAACGGCGGAAGCAGAAACCAGCTGGAAGCGGCGAACCTTAAAAGACAGGGCGTGAAAGCTGGTGTGCCGGACTTATGCTTGCCAGTAGCCAGAAACGGCAAACACGGGCTGTATGTGGAAATGAAGTGGCAGAATAACAAGACCACAGAGAAGCAGGACTGGTGGCTGGAACAGCTGCGGCAGCAGGGGTATGAAACAGCGGTTTGCTGGTCAGCAGAAGAAGCAATGGACACAATAGCAGGTTATCTGGGAGTTATGGAGCAGACGGGAAGAAAGGTGGAATTGTAATGGGCTACATGGACCACACATTGAAAAAGACGGTGCCATATTACAGCACCATGAAGCGTGCCGGAGCATTTAAGCAGCAGGAGCCACGGAAACGGCAGAAAAGAACGACGCTGACAGAATACAGCCAGAATGGGCAGAAAGCAGTGTTAAAACCGCACGTCACAGTCAATCAAGCTGCAAAGAAGCTGTATGACTATGAACAAACCGGATTGTCACCACATGAGGTTGCAAACCTTGTTGAGCAGGTGCAGAACTTGACAAGGCGTGTGAAGAAATACGAAAGCTGGGAAGAATGAACGACGTTGACCGCTGCTTGATATGCGGCGAGGTTATCCCGGAGGGTTCGCAGGTCTGCACCGCCTGCCGCAACAAATATGACATTGTGACCGGGGAAACAGAAGAAATGGCACAAGAACTGCGGGACGTAGCAGACGTGCTGAAAATCACAGAGGGCACAGACACAAACATTAGAAAGTCAATGGAAAGCATATTGAGGATTGCAGACAGACTGGAAAGGACAAGCAATGGCAAGAAAAGAAGATAAACAGCCACAGCATTTGCCGTTAATCGTAAAAGCAAAGCTACATACTGGCGGCAGGGACTATGAGAAAATCAAAGAGGAATTAAAGGGGCAGGGTTTCACCTGCAAGCAAATGAAAGGCATGGTGCGTGAGGGTAACTACTTTGACGGAATAGTGTTGTATTTGTCGAAGTGGAACTGGGACAACCACGAAAGCTGGCACCTTTACAACTGGGACGACAAGGACGACAAAGAAGTTATGCTGGGCATATATGAAGCCGAACAGTACCACCCACAGGCGCCGTATAGATACAGAGATAATTTTGAGAAGTTCCAGAAAGACTGGACAAGCGGAGAGTATGACCCCGGTATGACATTCACTTTCAAGGACAGTGAAGTTGAAGTGCTGGAAGTCCTGCAAGAAGAGGTGGACAACATAGACCACGAAGCAGTCAAAAGGCAGGTGGCAGCAGCAGAAGACGCCCAGTACCAGAAGAGAAGAAAACAGCGCCAGCGACGCAAACAGGCAAGCAAGGGCAGCAGATACCATAGAAAGTTCTTTTGATGGAGGAATAGGACATGGGAAAAGGTAAAAAGCATTACAGCGGAAAAGAACTGATTTACCGCCGACAGCTGGCACGGCAGCAGGCAGAAACAGAAGAGAAGACAAACAATATAAGGGTGCGACAGCTGCACCAGATAAACGCAAGCCGCCGGGCTATTGGTTGGGCAAAACAGAAAATGAGGGAGGGAAAGAACAATGATTGCATTTCTGATTGAGGTTGTAAAAGCACTGATAACATTCTTTGCGGTCTGCGTAGGGCTGGGCATTTTATATCTGGTCTTTGTAGTGGTCAGAGAAGTTGGTTGGGAGGTAAGAAGACAGAACAGAGAGAAGCACGAACAGGAGGACAAAGAGGAATGAAAGCAGAATTTTTCAAGGCGGTGTGCCCGTTAGAGATTGGGGACACAGTAGCAATCAAGGCAACAAAGGACGGAGAAGCAAAAGAAGCACTTTATCTGCCGCAGGGTTGCACGGTGATTACAACGGCAGCAGTTGCACTGCATAAGGTTACAGACATTGCGACGCTTCACTATCTGAAAAAAGGTGAAACACAGTTCTTGTATGAACTGGACGGCTGCGGGAAGTATGAACCATTGACCGTGAAAGTTCCAGTCAGAGAATTTGCAGACGAACTGAAACGCCGTGGCAGATAATAACAAATACTTACGGAAGTATACAAAATATACAAATATACTTCCGTAAGATTGTGCAGAATGTCAATAGATTTTATACTTCCGTAAGTATATAATAAAGACAGTTAAAGAAGTAAAGAAAACGGAGGTAACGAACATGACAGAGAACAGAGAAAAAGCAATCAAAAGAACAAAGAACCTTGCATATTGGTTCATGGGCGAAATGCTGAAAGAGGAAGAAAGAGGAGAGAAAGAAAAAGAAGCATTTGAAAAAGCAAAAGAAGCCGGGGAACTGGTGGTGATGATAAGCACAGCAGAGAACAATGCAAGAGTTATGAAAAGCTGCATGAAAGAAGCAAGAGAAGCAGCAGAATTTTTGAGAGATGAAAAGAACGACGTTGAAGAATGGCAGCTTGCAGGAATTAACGCAATGTTCGACCAGTGCAACAAAGAAAACATGGTGCCATACGATATGCCAACAGCAATAAAAGGGCTTTTATGTATGCAGTACCAATAAGCATACAAGCACGGGTGGCGCAATGGATAGCGCAGCAGCCACCGAAGCTGCCGGGTGCGGGTTCAAGTCCCGCCCCGTGCATTACTGGGAAGCAACTATAAATTCATACCAGATACAAGGAGGAATACCACATGAAAACATTATCAATTATCAATCTCAAAGGGGGAGTGGCAAAGACCATTTCCAGCGTAAATATGGCACATATTCTGGCAGCAGTAAAAGGCTTCAAAGTCCTGCTGATTGACAATGACAAGCAGGGCAACGCAAGTAAGATTATGAACCGCCACAGCTATGACCATAAGGGCACGGCAGAGGTAATGACACAGCGGGGCATTGACCCGGCAGAGGTTATCCAGCACACGGACTTTGACGGGCTGGACATTATCACAGCAAACATGAATTTGCTTACAGCCAATCTGGAAGTCATGCTGGACCAGTCAAGACCGCAGCAAACACGCTTCAAGAAGTTTCTGGACGGCTTGCAGCAGGAATATGACTACTGCATTATTGACAACGCCCCGGACATTAACATTTCAACCATAAATGCGCTGGTGGCTTCACAAGACGTCATGGTGCCTATAACCATTGATGATTTTGCAATAGACGGTCTGGCAGAACTGAAAGAACAGATTGACAACACCCGTGAGGATTTGAACCCACAGTTGCGCTTCTGCGGTTGCTTTGTGACACAGTACGACAGAACCAATGAAGCAGACACGCAGGGCGAAGAGTTCTTGAAAACGCTTGAATACCCGGTATTCAATACGCACATTAGAAAGACCCCAAAAATGAAACCCAGCACATTTGCAAGATTGCCAATCATTCTATATTCCCCACGCTGCGGCGCAACGGCTGACTATAAAGCGTTAGTGGAAGAATGGTTGAGAATGTGACCAATTCGGACACGTTAGGAGGATAAGAACATGGCAGGAACAGCAAAGAAATTCAATCTGACAGAGTTATTAAACCAGCGGTCAAAGGAAACCGCAGAAGCAGCGCCACAGGGAGAGAAAGCAGCAGAGATTGCCACGCCGGAAGAGGGCGTGAGCAGTACAGCTGATATATACGACCTTATACCGTCAAAGGGGAACTTTTACAGCGTGGAGGACGTGCAGGACTTGAAACAGTCCATTGAACTTCTGGGAGTGCTGCAACCACTTCTGGTGACAGAAGAGGAAGAGAACGGCAAGCGCCGTATCATTGCAGGACATAGAAGACGGCTGGCGGTCATGCAGCTGGTGGACGAGGGGAAAGACCGTTTCAGACGGGTTCCAATCTTAATCAAGCCGAAGAAAAACGCAATACTGGACAGACTGGCATTGATTATGGCAAACCGTTTCAGAGAGAAAACAGACTGGGAGCGCATGACAGAAGCATTGGAAACAGAAAAACTGGTGCTTGAATTAAAAGACAGCATGAACATTCCCGGCAGAACCCGTGATTTGTTAGCGGAAATTATAGAAACGTCCCCGGCACAGCTTGGAAGATACAAGGCAATATATAACAACATCATTCCAGAACTGATGGCAGAATTTAAGGCAAATAGAATTGTTGTATCTGTCATTTATGAAGTGTCCGGGCTGCCGGAAGATTACCAGAAGCAGGCAGCAGAGGTATTCCGGGAAAATGAAGTGCTGACGCTGGCAGACGTCAAGCAGTTAAAGAAGAATTACGAAGCGTCACAGCAGATACCGGGACAGATGGACATAAACCAGTTGCAGGAGCAGACAGAAGAGCCACAGACGCAGGAAAACACCACAGACGGTGAAACAGACGAAGAACAGGAAGAAACAGCCACAGAGGGAGCAGGAGAAGCCACAGAACAGCAGCCAGAATATGTTGACCCGCAGCCAGAAAGCATGACTTCACTTTGTTACAGCTGTACGCACTATGAAGAGTGCCACGACAAGACAGCAACCGTGACGAACTGCAATGCCTACGAAAACCGCAGGGAAGCCCAGAAAACGGACGAAGAGCGGTACAACGAAGAGCAGGCAGCTATTGACCGGGAAACACAAAAGAAACTGCGTGAAATGCAGCAGGAAGAGAAAATGCAGCACTTGCCGTCTGATGAAAGGAAAGAAAAGGCAATCAGAGTGTCACCAGACAAAATGAAAGCCGTTGCAATCGACCATACAAGACCATACATGATTTTGAAAAACGACGATTACAGAGAGGGCGACACAGTGAAACTGATTGAGTTTGCAGAGGGCAGAGCAACCGGAAATACGGCTGACATGAAAATTATCTGCATGGACGACGACACGACCAGCAGCGCACTTGAAGACGGATATTGCGTAATAGCATTGAAATGATTTGGAGGTGTGAAAAGTGAAAGGGCAATTAAACTTGTTTGAACCGGAGTTCATAAAAGACATAGATTGCACCGTTGACACACCAGTGACCAGAGGGAACAAAGACAAGCCCATATATGGAACAGGAAAACGCATAAAACCCAGAGTGCCGGGCAGAAGAGAAACAAAGCACATGGAAGAAATATATCTTGAAGAATTGCTGCCGCTGGAAGAATACGACTTGATTGTTGTTTTAATATCTGGCGGCAAAGACAGCATAGCAACATACTTCAAATTGCGTGAACTGGGAGTGCCTAAAAGCAAGATTGAGTTCTGGCACCATGACATAGACGGAGGAAACCCGGAACGCCACATGGACTGGCGCTGCACACAAAACTACATGAAAGCACTTGCAGACGCAGAGGGAATACCGTTGCGGCTATCATGGAGAAAAGGCGGCTTCTTTGGTGAATTGTACAGAATAGGCGCCAGCAAGCCTATTGAATGGGTAGACCCGGAAACCGGGGAAATATTAAGGGCAAAAGAAACACCGCAGCAGGCGGCGTGCAGGAAGATTGAAGAAAGCGACGCAGAGAACAAAGAAGAATTGCTGAAAGAATATGGCTGCCGCATGAAGTTTCCTGCAAAATCTGGAAATTTAATGACAAGATGGTGCAGCCCGTATTTGAAAATAGATGTTGCAGCAACAGTCCTGCGAAATCTGGAAGAGGTGAAAGAAAATTCAAAAGTCTTGATATGCAGCGGAGAACGCAGAGGGGAAAGCACCGGGCGTTCAAAATATAACGAAATGGAAATATATTTCAGAGCCAATGCAGAAAAGAAACTGAAAAGAACAGTTCACCAGTGGCGCCCGGTCATTGATTATTCAGAAAAAGATGTGTGGGAAGTGCTGAAAAGAAACAGAGTAAACCCGCACCCGTGTTACCGGGCAGGCTGGAACCGTTGCAGTTGTGCGGGGTGCATATTTTCAACACCGGAATTGTTCGCAGGGTTCAAAGAGTTGTACCCGGAAGAGTTCGAGAAAATGAAAAATGATGAAACGGCGCTGGGCTTCACACTGGACAATAAATGCGACCTTGAAACATACATTGCGGGTGCAAAACCGTGTTTGTACAAAGGGGACGCAGAAGCAATACAAAGTCTGATAACAGGAACATTCACGGAAAGTGAAATATTTATTGATGGTCAATGGAAATACCCGGCAGGAGCGTTCCACGGCGCAGAGGGTGGACCGTGTTAGAAAGGAGGTGCAGCAGATGGAAAGACCAATAATAATGCTTAATACAGACAATATGCCCGTATTTTGCCGCAATCAGTGTGCAAATACAAAATGTGCAAAGCATATCACAAAGGCTTATGAGTGCGGCGGGGCGTGTTCTATGCAGCTATTAAGAGGGCAGCCAGAGTGCGCAGGGTACATATCACGGAGGAAAAGGAAATGACGCAAGAAAACGTATGCAAGTCTTGCGAATATTACGAAAGTTGCGGAAAGCCGGAAAGATACATGAAGTGCATGGGTTACAAAGAGCGGCAGCAGGCAGCAGGCAAACAGAAAGTTGACGTGCAAGGCTGACAGCCGGGAAAGACTGGCAATAAATGAAATGGAGGAACAGCAAATGGCGCAGGCAATGGAAAGAAGCAAGGTAATTGAATTGCTGGAATATTACAAAGACATAGACGGGGAGGTGAGCATATACAGAAAGATTATAAATGACTTGACGGACCAATACTACAACCCCATTGGCGCTATACAGTGCGACGGTCTACCAAAAGGAAAAAATAATATATCACGACAAACAGAAAATATGGCGCTGAACATTCCAGATTTTGTCAGTGGAGAAATTAAAGACTATGAAGCAAAGGTGCAGCAGTTACAGAGTTTGAAAGCACAGCTTTTGCAGGAAATTTCAAGACTGAAACTGAAAGAAAAGCGTATTATTTTCGATTTTTACATTCACAACCTCAAATGGGAACAAGTAGCGGTACGCAATTCATACAGTGAACGGCAGTGCAAGAACATTAGAGATAACGCACTTGCTACGCTGTCACAGAGGTTTGAAAAGAACCAGATAATTTCACAATTCAAGAAGATTGCATAAGCAATCATTGCCCGCCATTGCCTGCGTTTCACTGGTATAATTTATATCAGCAAAGCAGGCTTTACGCCGTTATATTTGCACGTTGGCAATAGTGGGCTTTGGTGATTTTTTGAAATTACAAAGCCCATATTTTTTATACTTCCGTAAACCGGAAGAGTTGGAAAGAATGAAAACAAACGAAAAGAGGTGAGAAGATGGGAAGACCACGGAACCCGGAGCGGGACAAGTCAATGCAACGCTATCTGGACGCAGACGGCAAGATTGAAACAGCAGAACTGGCAAAGCTGGCAGGGGTGCCAGAAGTAAGGATAAGAAAATGGAAGTCAGAAGATGGCTGGGACGAAGCCTTGAAAAAGAAGCCTAAAAAAAGGGGTGGACAAAAAGGCAATAAAAATGCTGCGGGAAAAACCCCGGCAAAAAAGGGGAACAAAAACGCCGTCACACACGGAGCCTTTGCACAGGCAGGCTATGAAGACATAGACCCAGAGCAGGCGGCAGCAATAAAGAACATGGGAACACCGTCCGCACTATCTCAAATGATGGAGGAATTGCAGGCACTATACGTCCGCAAAGCCTATCTGGAAAGCCTGCTGAAAGAGTATGAGAGCAAAGAAGCAGGCGGCTTTTACACTGATAAAATCGTACACATGATAGTGCCAAAGAGCATGGAAGAGCGCAGGGAAGAAGAGGACTGCGGCATGGAGCAGGGGCAAGCGACAGACCCAGAGGGCGGCAAAGAGATATACAAAACAGCAATGAAATCTATCATCAAGTCAAGCCCGTTTGATAGAGCAATGAAAGTGGAAGCTGAACTAAACAAGCTACATGGGCGTATCATCAAGCAGCTGGACAGTATCAAGGCGTATGAGTTAGAGGACAGACGCTTACAGCTTGCGGAAAAGCAACTTGAATTGAACAAACAGAAGCTAACGGGAGAATTTGAGATTAACCCGGACGGAAGCACAGAAAACGACGAAATCACAGACGTTGTGGACGACGTTTGATAGGTTCTTTCGGCGGTCTGGAAGCACTGCGGGTACGGCGACGCCCAAAACGTGCCCAGATATAATTTTGAAAATTTCATTTCCGCTTCCGACCCAGTAAAAAATAAAGGGGTAGGCGTTAAAAAAGAAAAAATGTGACCAATTCGGACACAAAAGAAAGGGGGTGCGGTTTTTTGAAAGCGTACACTTCAAAGGCGGTTGCCGCTTGGCTGGATATTTCAGAACGCAGAGTGCGCCAGCTGCGTGACGAAAAGGTTATAACGGAAATCAGACCGGGGCTGTACGACTTGAAGACCGTAAACCACCAGTACATAAATTACTTGCGCAAAAATAACCCGGAGAGCGAAAGCGCAATAGACTACAACGCAGAGCGTGCAAAGCTGGTCAGAGCAAAAAGAGAAGCACAAGAACTGGAATTGCAGCTGCGTAGAAATGAGGTGCATACCACAGAGGACGTGGAGCAGGTAATGACAGACACACTTGTTAGGTTCAAAACAAGATTGATGGCTATACCTGCAAAGTTAAGCCCCATTTTATCAAAGAAAAAGGACCAGACAGAAATATTTAAGCTGCTGAAAAGCGCTATTGATGAAGTGCTGGAAGAACTTTCAGACTTCCAGACAGTGTTTGGGTACGGTGTAGAGAATGAAGAAAAACACAGTTGATATGTTTGCACGGATTTTCAAAGTGCTGCAACCACCACCAGAAATGACACTTTCACAGTGGGCAGACAAGTTCCGCAGACTGTCTGCCGGGTCTTCCGCAGAGCCGGGACGCTGGAAGACAGCAAAGGCACCGTATCAAAAAGAAATTATGGACGCCATAACAGATATTACAATCAAAAAAGTTGTGATTATGTCAGCAGCACAGGTGGGAAAGACAGACGCAATGGTGCTGAACCCTATTGGCTATTACGTTCACTACGACCCGTCACCGATTATGGTTATACAACCAACCATTGACATGGCAGAAAAGTTTTCAAAAGAAAAGCTATCCCCCATGCTGCGTGATACACCCGTCCTTGCGGATAGAATAAACGAGAAGTCAAGAAACAGCGGTAACACAATCATGCAAAAGATATTTCCGGGCGGTTTTATTACCATTGCCGGAGCAAACAGCCCAACAGGACTAAGAAGCCACACTATAAGAATATTACTTGCAGACGAAATAGACGCATACCCAGCCAGCGCAGGAAAAGAGGGGGACCCGCTTTTACTGGCTTCAAAGCGACAGACTACATTCTGGAACAAAAAGCAGGTGGATATTTCCACACCAACGGTCAAGGGTGCGTCCAGAATAGAAGTGGAATACGAAAACAGCAGCCGGGGAGAATGGAACGCACCGTGCCCGTGCTGTGGAGAGCTGCAACCGCTGGTCTGGTCAAATGTTGTGTTCGACAAAAACGACCTATCAGAAATCAGATACGCTTGCAGCAAATGCGGCGTCATATCCAGTGAAGCAGAATGGAAAGAACACTTTATTGACGGAACCTTTGTGCATGAAGACCCGGACAACCCCGTGCGTGGGTTTCATTTAAACACGCTTGCTTCCACATTGACAACATGGCAAGAAGTTGTTGAAAAATTTCTAACGGCAAATGACCAGATGAAAAAAGGTAACGTGGAACTGATGAAAGTATGGACCAATACCGAAATGGGGCAAACATGGGAAGAAGACGGGGAAACCATAGAGGACGACGAACTGATGAAGCGCCGGGAGAAATACAAGTGCGAAGTACCAGAAGAAGTGCTGTACTTGACGGCTGGCGTAGATACGCAGGACGACAGATTTGAAATTGAAGTTGTGGGCTGGGGTCCAGAATATGAAAGCTGGGGCATTAGGTATGCGGCAATATACGGCGACAATTCAGACATCAACAATCAAGTCTGGCAAGACCTTGACACATTCTTATTGCAGACCTTTGAAAAACCGGACGGAACGAAAATGAAGCTGTCATGCGTCTGCATTGATAGTGGAGGACACAGAACCAATCAAGTATATAAATTCTGCAAAGCCCGGTTCAATCGCAGAGTATTTGCAATCAAAGGTTCAAACGATAGCGCCGCAGCGTATATCCAGAAGCCGTCAAAAAGCAACCGTGAGGGCGCATATCTTTTCACACTGGGAGTTGATACCGGAAAAAGCCTGCTTATGGACAGACTAAAGCTGGAGGAAGAGGGACCCGGCTTTTGCCATTTTCCAAAAGAAGAGGGCAAGGGATATGACGAAAAGTATTTCAAGGGCTTAACGTCAGAAAAAAAGGTAATGCGTTACAAGATGGGCAGACCATATTTTGCATGGGAACTGAAAGACAAAGGCGAACACAAACGAAATGAAGCGCTGGACTGCCGAAACTACGCAACGGCAGCCATTGAAATTATCAACGTACCATTGAAAAAACCAGACAAAAAGAAAGACGCCACACAAGCAAAGAAAATTGTAAAACGTGGCAGAAGAAGAAGTGGAGGAATTTTATAAATGGCAGGAATTACACTGGAAACAGCAAAAAGACACCTTGACGCATGGCTGGAAGCAGAACTGGCAGTGACAAACGCCCAGTCATACACGATAGGTAGCAGGACTATGACAAAAGCCAATCTGACCGAAATTAGAAAGTCTATTGAATATTGGCAAGGGAAAGTCACTGCGCTTGAAAATGCGGCAAAATATGGCGGCAGGAACCGTGCGAAACGATTTGTACCCCGTGATTTATAAAAGATTGCCCGTGATTGCCCGTTTTTGGGCTTTATTTCCCCCCATTGCCCGCAAAAATGGGGTAATATTGTAGCGTGGAAAAGTAAGAAAAGACGAAAAGCAGCCGTGAAAAGCTGCTTTTTTCATGCAATAAAGGAGGTGAAAACGTGGGAATTGCAGCGGGAATTGACAAAGCAATAGCAGTTGTGGCGCCACAAATGGCACTGAAACGCACTACGGCAAGACAAAAATTGCAGATTTTGAACAGCGGGTACAGCAATTATGGCGCCAGCGTAGTGAAAAAATCACTTGCAGGGTGGCTTCATGCAGGCGGCAGCAGCCGTGAAGACATAGAAGACAATGTTTCAATACTGCGGCAGCGCACCCGTGATTTATACATGGGCGTGCCTATTGCAAACGGCGCTGTCAAAACCATGCGAACCAACATTGTTGGGCGTGGGCTACGTTTAAAGCCGAACATTGACGCAGAATTACTGGGCATATCACCAGAGGAAAGAAGAACGCTTGAAAAGCAGATTGAACGTGAATGGAATATCTGGGCAGAAAGCACAGATTGTGACATGACACGGATTGACAACTTTTATGAGTTGCAGCAGTTGGCTTTTCTGAACTGGCTTATTTCTGGGGACTGTCTGGCAGTGCTTCCGGTCAAACCACGACTAAACCAGCCGTATGACTTGCGTGTGCAGCTGATAGAAGCGGACAGGCTATGCAGCCCGGACAACTGCGACACCATAGACAACAAGATTGTTGGAGGTGTGGAGGTTGACCAGTCCGGGGAAGTCATAGCATACCACATAGCAGACCACCACCCGTTGTCTTATGCCTATGCAGATATTAGCTGGCAGAGGGTGGAAGCGTTCGGAAAAACAACCGGAAGAAGAAACGTGCTGCACCTTATGAACCGTGAACGAATAGGACAGCGCAGGGGCGTTCCGTTCCTTGCCCCAGTCATTGAAAGTCTGAAACAGCTTGGAAGATACACAGACGCCGAACTGGTAGCAGCGGTTGTGTCCGGTATGTTCACGGTGTTCATTGAAAAGGCAGACGCAAGCAGCGAAGACGCAATAGGAAGCATTATACCGGAAGAAGTGCAGGTGGACGCAGAGGACGACACCACCATTGAACTTGCGCCGGGTGCCGTTATCGACTTAAACGAGGGCGAAAAGGCACATGACATGAACCCCGGCAGACCGAACGCCAATTTTGGCGGCTTTGTAGAAGCTATATGCCAGCAAATAGGCGCCAGCCTTGAAATACCTTATGAATTGCTTATGAAGCGCTTTAATTCCAGTTATACAGCCAGCAAAGGCGCACTGGAAGAAGCGTGGAAAATGTTTAATATGTACCGGGACTGGTTGGCAACAGACTTTTGCCAGCCAGTATATGAAGAATGGCTGACAGAAGCGGTTGCAAAAGGACGTATCAAGGCACCGGGATTTTTTACCGACCCAGCAATTAGAAAAGCGTATTGCGGGGCAAAATGGAACGGACCTGCAAAGGGTATGTTAGACCCGGTAAAAGAAGCAACAGCCGCAGAAAAGCGTGTGCAGAATGGCTTTAGCACACGAAGCGACGAAGCAATGCAAATGACGGGTACAAGCTACTACAACAATATTGAACAGCTGAAACACGAAGAAAAAGAGTTAAGAGAGGTGAAGAAAATTGCCAATGCCAATGCAAACAAGCCAAAATCCCCAGCAGCCGCAGCAGGCGCAGGGAATGAACCAACAGCAGGACAACAGGGCGCCGGGCAATCCATACGGAGTGACGACGAATAAATTTTGGAACTTTATTCCAGCAACAGGCGACAAGCCACCAGAACTGCTTTTGTATGGAGCAATTAGCAGCCAGCAGTCATGGTGGGAAGACAGAGTGACACCGCAACAGTTCAATCAAGAACTTGCGGCGCTGGGTGATGTGCCGGAAATTATCGTGCGTATCAACAGCGGCGGCGGTGATGTGTTCGCAGCCAATGCAATATTTACAAGACTGAAAGATTGTTCAGCGAAAGTGACAGTCAAAATTGATGGCTGGGCAGCTTCCGCAGCCACAATCATTGCTATGGCTGGCGACACAATCAAGATTGCCAGAAACGGTGTATTTATGATACACGACCCGGCAATGACAGTCTGGGACACTTTCAAAGCAGAAGACTTCTTGAAGATGGCTGATGAACTGAAAGTGATTAAGCAAAGCATAGTAAACACATACGCCAGCAAGACTGGCAGAAATACAGAGGACATAGAACAGCTTATGTCAAATGAAACATGGTGGACGGGCGACACAGCAGTTGAAAACGGCTTCTGTGACGAATTGATGTTTGAAGAAAGCAGCACAGTTGTTGAAAATTCTTCAAAAATTGTGGTTAATTCAGTACCCATTGACGTTTCCATGTTCAAGAGTATTCCAACCCAGTTATTAAACAGCCCGCACAATCAAAATCCGGGTAGTTTAGTAAATAGTGCAACAGAACCTATCAACAAGCCAAAAGAAAAGGAGGAACCAGAAATGGCAGCACCAGAAAACAAAATCACAACGGTTGACGCACTAAAAGCCGCATACCCGGATTTAGTAGCGACAATCCAGAACGAAGCCGCAACCACAGAACGTGCCAGAATTAAAGGCATTGAAGACTTGGCAAACGGCAACTATGCAGCACTTGCGACAGACGCAAAGTTTGAAAACCCTATTTCCGCACAGGAACTTGCAGTGAAAATCATTGCAGAGCAGAACAAAGCGGGTGGAACTTACATTCAGAACCGCCAGCAGGACGCACAGGACGGCGGGGCAAACAATGTATCTGGCGTAACACCGGAAGACAACGCAGGCGGTGACGGAAAAGACCCGTTCAATGCCGCTATTGACAAGTTGTTTCCAGATACAAAATAAGGAGGTAGCGCAAAATGAGTGAATACGCAGTAGAGAAGAGAGAAACAGCGCCAAAGAATTTCTTTGCTGGCGACTTCCCAACAGTACCGGAAACGGGAGTTGCAGGCGCAGAAATCAAAGAGTATGCACCAGTAATGGTTGACACAGAGAACGAAAACAAAATCATTCCGGTTGCTACAACGAAAGAAGCGAACGCAATCGGAATTTCTGCGGCAGCAGCAGGCAAGGGCGAACCAGTCACATATTATTTAACGGGTGAGTTTTTCGCTGACGCATTAAACCTTGAAGCAGGCGCAGATTTAGCAAAAATCAAAGAAACACTGCGAAAAGTATCAATCTTTTTGAAGTAAGGAGGATAAAACAATCATGGCAAATGAAGTATCTATTTACGAACCACGAACAATGGGCAGAGTGGTTCAGAAGTTACCGCCCGTGCGTACTTTTTTCAGAAGTACATTTTTCAAACATGAAGAAACATTTGTGACAAAGAATGTTGATGTTGATTTCAAGAAAGGCAGCAGAAAGGTTGCACCGTTTGTCAGCCGTGTGGTTGGTGGAAAGGTAGTGCCAAACACTGGCTACGAAACAAAGACCTACACACCGCCTTTAGTTGCACCGGAAAAGGTCACAACGGTTGACGACCTTTTACAGCGCAGACCGGGCGAAAGCCTTTATTCTGGCAGAACGCCAGCAGAACGTGCAGTGCTTAAAATGTCTGATGATTTCAATGAACTGCGAGAAATGATTTTACGCCGTGAAGAGTTAATGTGCGTACAGACCATTTTTACTGGCACAATTCCTATCATTGGCGACGGAGTGAATGAAGTAATTGACTTCTCTTTTACAAACAAAGAGAAAATCACAACAGCGGCAAAGAAGTGGACTGCTGATACTTCCGACCCTATCGCAGACTTGAAGCGCTGGCATGAAAAAGTACAGAAGACCGGATTTGTAAACTGCGATATTTGCGTTATGGGCGGTGATGTTGCAAACGCATTTGTAAATCACGCAAAAGTACAGAAGTCGCTTGACGTAAAGAATTACAATCTTGCAGTTATCCAGCCTAAACAGCTTCCGAACGGTGTGACATACCTTGGAACAATCCATGAACTTGGACTTGATATTTACAAGTATAACGAATGGTATCTTGACGACTGGACAAACCCGGACGCACCGGAAGACAAACCGCTTGTACCTGCCGACAGCTTAGCACTGTTAAGCACAAACGCTGATTATTCCATGTACTATGGAGCAATCACACTCATTAAGGAACCGGACGGCAACTTTGTGACCGTAGAGGGTAAATATGTACCGGACACATGGACAAAGCGCAAACCTGCCCGCCGTTTCCTTAATCTGTCTTCTGCACCATTATGCGTTCCGCATGATGTAGACAGCTGGTTTGTTGCAACACCTATCTAATGGACTTCAAAGCGCAGCTTGCCAGTGACATGAAAGTGTTTCACAACTGCGGAGAAATGGCAACTATGACTGATATATGGTATCAAGGCAAGAAACACTATTTGCCCATAATCATTGACCACACGGCAGCCGACGAACGGCAGAGAGGAAACGGGGACAATGCAGAGGGCATAAATCGTGCTTCTTGTCTGGTCTATATGTCATTATATGATTTTGGTTGCGTTCCCAAAAAAGGACGCCAGCTTGAAATTGACGAAGCCGGGGCAATCAATATGTATAACATTTCAAAAGCAGACTGCGAGGACGGGGAAATAATTCTTGAATTGGAGATGTTGGAAGAATGATTGAAATAACATCTGACGCAATAGAAAGAGTAGGAACCCTGCTGGCAGACGTTCCAAAAGGTGCAGAAAGAGTGTTTGCCAGTGCAATGAACCGTGGCATTTCCAGAGTGAAGACACAGGCAATAAAGCAGGTAAAAACCGTATATGCCGTAAACAGCACAGCACTGACAAAAGCAACCAGAATAAATATAACCAAAGCCAGCACGGGAAACCTTGCGGGCTTTGTTTCGTTTTCTGGCGTGAAAATACCGCTGTATAAATTCAAAGTCACACCGACAAAGCCCGGAACCGGAAAGCAGGTGCGGGCAGCAGTCAAAAAAGGTGGCAGCGGGACACCGTTTGAAGACGCTTTCATTGCAGAAATGAAAAGCAATGGTCACACAGGAGTATTTGAGAGGACAGGGCGCAAGCGTTTTCCGATTGAAGAAAAAATGGGGCTATCAGCAGCGCAGATGGTAGGAAACGAAGATATTATAGACGGGCTGGAAAAGGAAGCACAAGAACTGGTAAACGAAAGAATTATACACGAAATGAACAGGATTTTGAATGGTTATGGAGGGTAAAGCATGACACCAGTTTTTTTGTTGGAAGAATTGCAGAAGTTTATTAGTTCCAAAACGTCTGACATTATTTTGCCAGTGCGAACCAGAACAGGAAGCAATGAAGAAAAAGAAAGAGCAGCAGCAGTTTATAAAATGGGGCTGCCGGAAGCAGACGACGTACAACAGAAAGTGCCATACATTCTGTTAAAGTTCCTAACGGGGACGGACGACAAGAAAGCGGGCGAACCAGAGGAAGACAGTTGCAAAGTAAGAATAATATTTGCGGTGTATTCAGAAGATGGGCAGGACGGACCGCTGGCACTTCTCAATCTGATTTTGAGAGTGCGCAGCGAATTGAAGAAAGCCGGGACAATCGGCGGCGGTCAATTTGCTTTGGAACTGCCGCTGGAATATATCGTATATCAAGACACCACGCCGCCATACTACATGGGCGAAATGGTGACAAATTGGAGTATGCCAGTCACGCAACGTGATGTGGCAGAGATTTTGCACAATTTATAGACAGGAGGAAGACAAAATGGCAAAAGCGACCACAGCAAGCGCCACAGCAGCCGAAAAGGACGCTGAAAAGGTGCAGGCGGTAGAAAATACCACAACAGAAGAAAAAGCCGTAAAAACGGCAAATACGCAGTCGGAAACAGTAAAGCTGATTTACATTGGACCGAACCTGCCAAAAGCAATGCTGCCATGCAACAAGATTTTTGAGGGAACAGACAAAGAGATTGAAGAAGAACTTTCTTTCATTCTTGAAAAGTTCCCGCTTGTAAGAAAAATGCTGGTTCCTATTTCCGAACTGGCAGACAAGAAAGACAAGGTGAAGACAACCGGGAATGTATACAACAAGTATTATTCAGACTTAAAGGCTGCCGCCCTTGCATACGCAGAACAGGAGGTATAACAAATGAGTGACGTATCACATGGAGTAAACGCCAGCAAGACAAACAATGGCGCAATCACGCCCGTGTCCGTAGATACTGGCGTGCATTTTGTGGTTGGAACAGCACCCGTGCAGATGGTAAACGGAAAAGTAAATGAAGTCATTATGGCTTCAAGCTACAAAGAAGCAGTGCAGGCGTTGGGATATTCCGACGACTGGAAGAAATACAGTCTTTGCGAAGAGATTTACACAGCGTTTACATTGTTCAATTCTGCGCAGGTGTTCTTTGTAAATGTTCTTGACCCTAAGAAGCACAAGAAAACAGTTGATGAAACACAGATAGACGTTGTAGACGGTCAGATTGTATTACCTGCGGAAGCAATCGCAGGCAGTGTGGAAATCACAGGAAAGACAGCCGGGGAAGATTATGAAGTATTTTACAGCGACACAAACTGCGTTGTGGAGTTCTTAAAAGAAACCACAGGCAAACTTACCGTGAAATATGACGCCGTGGACGCTTCACAGGTCACAAAAAGTGATATTATCGGCGGTTACAGCGTAAGCACACACAAGACAACCGGACTTGAACTGATTAACAATGTATTTCCACTTTATACAAAGGTTCCAGACCTTATTTTGTGTCCGAATTGGTCACATGACGCAGAGGTTGCAGCTGTAATGTCTGCAAAGGCAGAGAATATCAATGGACTGTTTGAGGGTGAAGCAATTCTGGACATTGACTGCACGGCAGAAACCGGGGCGACATACTACACGGAAGTGCCAGCATGGAAGAAACAGAAAAACTTCACAAAAAGAACAGAAGTTGTCTGCTTCCCTAAAGTTGCGCTGGGAGATAAAGTTTTCAATCTTTCAACACAGCTTGCAGCCAGTATGTCAGCCGTAGACAATGCGGAAGAGTACGGCGGCGGCACACCTTGCGAAAGTGCTTCAAACAAGGGTATACAGGCAGACAGAATGGTTACTGCGGACGGTTCGGAAGTAGTCATGGATATTCAGCAGGCAAACTACTTGAACGAAAACGGCGTTGTGACTGCACTTAATTTCTTTAATGGCTTTGTAAGCTGGGGAAATTATACGGCTTGTTATCCTGCCAACACAGACGTGACGGACTATTTCTACTGTATCAACCGCATGTTCAAGTGGGTTGCAAAGACACTTATTTTGACGTACTGGAACTACATTGACAGAGGAATTAAAAGACGTCTGATTGACGCAGTTGTGCAGTCAATCAATGATTGGCTGGCAAGCCTTGCAACTGATGAAAAAATCATTGGTGGGCGTGTGGAGTTCAACGAAAGCGAAAACAGTACAAGCCAGCTTGCAGCAGGAATTGTGCGTTTTCACATTTATATGACGCCGCCATCACCAATGCAGAAAATGGACTTTGTGCTTGAATATGACTTGTCATATCTTGCAGCACTGGTGGCAGCATAACAGGAGGTGAAACAGAATGTCAAAAGTTGACGAATTAGTTATTAACTATGCGATTTACGAAGACGCCGTAGAGTATCTGGGAACCACAGAAGTGACACTGCCAGACTTGGAGTACATGACGGAAGAGTTGAGCGGCGCAGGCATTGCGGGAAATATCGAAGAAATCATTATCGGTCACTTAAATGCAATGTCAACAACTTTCAATTTCCGAACTGTCACAGCGGCAGCAGTCAAGCTGATGGAACCACGGGTACACAGAATTGACCTGCGAGTTGCACAGCAGAGAATGAACCTGCGCACAAGCGCAAACGAAGTGTCCGGCGTTAAGCACATTATGAAAGTAAAGCCGAAGAAGACAGCACTTGGAAAAGTTGCGGCAGCTTCAACAGCTGATGTAAGCGGTGAATATGCCGTTTCATACTATGCAATGTACTTGGACGGCTCAAAGGTAACGGAAATTGACCCGTTAAACTTTGTGTGCATTATCAATGGCAAAGATTACTTAAAGGACGTCAGAAAAGCATTAGGCAAGTAAAAAAGACAGCAGGAGCCAGCGGGAAGACCGCTGGTTTTTTCCTGCCTAAAATCAAAGATATGGAGGAATAAACAATGTCAGATACAACAAATACAACTGAAAACATGGAGCAGGTAACAGAGCAGGAAAAGGAAATGCAGGAAGCACAGGCAAGCGGCGTGGTCAATTTTGACGACAAGAAGAAAGACAAGGAAGAAGACGGCAGTTTGAATTATACACACACATTCAAAAAGCCCAGAGAGATTGAGGGAAAGAAGTATACAAAATTAACTTTCTATTTTGACAATTTAACTGGTGAAGATATTGAAGCAGTAGAACAGGAACTTGCAGACCAGAACAAATATGCACTTTCACCGGAAATTTCCTCTGCGTTCCAGTGTATTCTTGCGGCAAAAGCTGCGGGGGTTGCTTCTGATGAAATCAGACGTCTTCCGGTAGGTGATTACATGAAGATTAAGAACAAAGCAAGGGATTTTTTAATTGCTGCGGGCTATTAAAAATTAAAGAACCCGCAAAGTTCATAAGAAAGCAGATATACAAAATGTCAAGGGCTTCACATACGCCCGTCCCGTTCTGGCTGCAAATGCCTATACGCAGACTTTTTGCATGGATTGAAACCATAAATGAAGTGGAAAAAGAAGAAGCGGAAGAGCAGAAACAGAACAGCAATAATGCGTAGGGAGGTGAAACAGCTTGGCAGGGTCACAAAAGGAATTTGAACTGCTTTTTAAGCTGAAAGCGTCGCTGGGTGGCAATTTTAACAGCACATTCAAAAGCGCAATTAACACCAATAACCAGTTACGGGACAGCTTAAAAAATGTCAATTCCCTGCAATCAAAGATTGACGGCTACACAAAGCAGTCTGCCGCTATTGATAAGAACAAAGAACGGCTGGCGCAGCTTAACGCAGAGCATGACCGATTACAGCAGGAATTGCAGCAGACAGGCGAACCCACAGAAGCACTGCGGAAGAAGCTTGAAAAGAATGAAAACCAGATACAACAGACCACTGCCAAAATCGAAGAACAGGAAAAACAATTAAACAGTTATGCCGACGAACTGAAAGCAGCCGGAGTAAATACGGATAATCTGGAAGAAGCCAACGGAAGACTGCAAAAGTCTTATGAAAAGCTGCAAACTTCACAGCAGACGTTGCAAAAGCTAAACGACAAGCAACAGCAGGTAGAACAGAGCATTTCAAAGACAAAAGGACAACTGCTGGGAACTATTGGCGCAATTAGTGCCGTAGCCGCCGCAGTGTATGCAGGACCCGTGCAGGCAGCGCAGCAGTACGAAAAAGCAATAGCAAAGGTGGGAACCATTGCAGATACGCAGGAAGTCCCACTGGGCACATTGTCACAACAGATAATGGAACTGTCAAACAAGACAGGAATTGCAGCCAACGCCATTGCTGATGATGTGTACAACGCTATATCTGCCGGACAGAAGACAGGTGACGCCGTAAACTTTGTTACAAACAGTACGAAGTTAGCAAAAGCCGGATTTGCGGAAAGCTCGCAAACGCTGGACGTATTAACAACCGTATTGAACGCATACGGCATGAGTGCGGACAAAGTAAGCACGGTATCAGATATGCTGGTACAGACGCAGAACAAAGGTAAAGTAACAGTAGGAGAACTGGCAAGCAGTCTGCCGCTATTGATAAGAACAAAGAACGGCTGGCGCAGCTTAACGCAGAGCATGACCGATTACAGCAGGAATTGCAGCAGACAGGCGAACCCACAGAAGCACTGCGGAAGAAGCTTGAAAAGAATGAAAACCAGATACAACAGACCACTGCCAAAATCGAAGAACAGGAAAAACAATTAAACAGTTATGCCGACGAACTGAAAGCAGCCGGAGTAAATACGGATAATCTGGAAGAAGCCAACGGAAGACTGCAAAAGTCTTATGAAAAGCTGCAAACTTCACAGCAGACGTTGCAAAAGCTAAACGACAAGCAACAGCAGGTAGAACAGAGCATTTCAAAGACAAAAGGACAACTGCTGGGAACTATTGGCGCAATTAGTGCCGTAGCCGCCGCAGTGTATGCAGGACCCGTGCAGGCAGCGCAGCAGTACGAAAAAGCAATAGCAAAGGTGGGAACCATTGCAGATACGCAGGAAGTCCCACTGGGCACATTGTCACAACAGATAATGGAACTGTCAAACAAGACAGGAATTGCAGCCAACGCCATTGCTGATGATGTGTACAACGCTATATCTGCCGGACAGAAGACAGGTGACGCCGTAAACTTTGTTACAAACAGTACGAAGTTAGCAAAAGCCGGATTTGCGGAAAGCTCGCAAACGCTGGACGTATTAACAACCGTATTGAACGCATACGGCATGAGTGCGGACAAAGTAAGCACGGTATCAGATATGCTGGTACAGACGCAGAACAAAGGTAAAGTAACAGTAGGAGAACTGGCAAGCAGT